TTCATGTATTGAGTAGGAACTTGAGTAACACGAATTCCCTTCAACATCACTACACCATTTGTGTCAATGTTCGTAGCAGAGTTCTTAGCAGTCGTAGTTGCGGGAGCATCCACAATAGCGTTGTAGGTTTCTGGATCAACATACGCACGTACTGGTGTCATAATTTCCATGTCCGTGTATGTTTGAGAAGCCTTTCCAAACAACTTGACAACGTCAGATACAGAACCCAGGTCATCAGAAGCGCTTTCCGTCAACTTCTTTCCAAACAATGCGTTAAACAAACGTACCTTTGCTTGTGATTGCAAGTCCAAACGCTCGGCAACGGCAGAATTAAGGTCTGCATTAACCGTGAAACGATCCAGACCTTCACGGAATGCCCAAGTGCTGTCGTAGGGAACATCTTGTTCCTTGTAAATAATTTCCTTACGCTTACCAAAGCGGTTAGAGTTATCAGATCCATCATTAAACGCAGTATTGGCATCAGTATCATAGTTACCAAGTTGTGCTGGCAAGTCATTTGACTTGATAGAGAACATGGTTGCGTTTTCAGTTACGCCATCCTTGGTTTGCAAGTCACCGAATGCTGGTTGAAATGCGGACAACGCACGAAAAGCTGGCGTAATAATTCCAGCAAAATTCTTATTAAAGATTTGTTCTTGAGCCATTTAAGGCCTCCTTTACTTATACTTTGCTGCTTTAGCGGCAAATGGGTCATTTTCATACGTTAGTGACGAAGCACCACCTTTTGGCTTGCCAGAGCCTTGCAACTTCTGGTTAACCTCTTGATTAACTCGTTCAGCAATCAACCCATCAAGGGTCGTGATCGCCTTGCTAATTTGTTCAGCATCCCCAATTGAAACAAGCGTTTCAGCTAAGTCACTCGGCAAGTTCCTGTCAGCTAGCTCATCACGCACACTCGCAGTAAGCTCTCGCTTATTCAATGCTTCTTCACGGGCCTTCATTTCTTCTGCCTGTTTCTTAGCTGCTTGATCTGCCTTTTCTTGTGCGCTCATCTTGGCTAACTTCTCGCCTTCTGACTTCGCTTCTTCGAGCTTCTCCTTCATGGTTTCTTCCCACTTAGCACGAGCTTTCGCCACTCGACGTTCTGCCTCTTGTTCAGCTAACTTGTTAGCCTCTTCTTGCGACAGAGTTTGTGTTTCTTGTTGACTTTCGTCCTCTTGTACTTCGGTTTCTTGGTCAACTTGCGTATCAACTTCTTGCGACATGCCGTCCTCCTAAAATAAATGCACAGTAGCTTGCACAGTTTCCACCATACGGCACAACCTCCACTCGCTACTCCGTTGTGATGGTGCTTTTAACGACTTCCCAGGTCGATTTATGTACTAAAAAAGCACTCACAATTAAGTGAATGCTTATTAATCTTCGTATACTGTTGTGTCCGATTCGTCGACCGCTACTATCGAGCAACGACAGTTAGGGTGCTTTGGAATCACATAACGGCCAGAGCCAAAGCTGCTTGCTTTGAATTGCTTGCCATCTAGTTCCATACACAACTGACACGATCCAGCGCCTGCCACCCATTCGAGTTTCTTGTAGCCAGCAGACTTAATCGACTTTACTTGCTGTTCAGCGGATACTCTAGCACCCTCTGTACGCAAAATACGTTCTGCCTCATACCTTGACACACCGTAGCGGTCCTTAATCTGCTTGGTATAGGTCGTCGGGTTCTGGCTGTCTAATAAGGATTCACGCAAGATATTAGACATGTCAGTACGTAGCCGTGTTTGATTACTCCAAATACGGTCAGACCATTTAACACCTTTGATACCTTGGTCAATGACTTTCTGAGCAATCTCTTGTACAGCCGTGCCATATACTTTTCGTCCAAAGTCGGCCGTTACTTTGGCCTCTTCCTTTAGAGACTTACCCACATAACTAATTGCCTTTAAGGTAACAACCGAAGTAAATACCATCAGTGCATACTCTAATAACTGGTCAACGTTGTTAACCTGTACCGTCTTAATACCATTTTGGATAGCGTAATGGTCTATCTCACTGACCAATTCACTATCTGGATATTGCGAGTAGTCTGCCTGGTCGAAATCATCATACTCATCATTAAAGCTCCCCCACCACGCCAAGAAAGCCTGCTGATTGTTGGCAATCATCTTGTTAAGCTCTTTAACAGATTGATTATCTGCTCTTGCTCGTTGGTTGGAAAAACGTAGTCCTAAATCATGATTACTCATCATCTTCATCACCTAGCTGTGAGGTTTTATCCTGCAAGCGCTTCATTTCCTCCTGCATGGCATTCACTGGCTCATTTTCACGTTCTCGCATGGTTTCAAGTTCATCAGTATCAATACCTGGTGCATAACGGTCTAGGTACTCCTTAGGGAAACTAGCCCCGGATTGTTGCAATACTTGAATAGTAGCCACATCATCAGTTGGCAAATTATCAGTGAACATAAAATTAATGTTTTGATAGTCCAACTTCCATGGTCCAGAGGCTGCCTTTTCTAAGTTTTCCACAATGCCATAAATTGTTGTTAATCCCTTAGCAAAGGATCGGCGCTTTGTTTTGGCTAATTGAATAACACCTAGCTGTTTGTACTGCATGGCAACACCGGAAGCATTACTTGCGAAGTTTTCGTCCGAAACATCAGGCGTGCGGGAGAATGAATGAATGTTCTTATACAGTCGGTTCTTGTAAGCTTCAACGCCAGCCGTATCATATTGTTTGTGGATATAATCAGCGGATACCGTTGTTTGTTGACCGGTTCCACTAATACCAGACTTCAAAAAGAGCGTGCGTGACTTACGAATACTATCAACAAGCCCTTGTTTTTCCTTGGCTAGCTTTTCCAGATACTCTTTGTCATCTGGATCAGCAGCTAAGTCAGCACCATCTAGCAAATCATCAATGTCACCTTTAATAACAAGCATGGCATCGTTGCTATCCTGCATGTAGTTAGCCGTGTCAGACTGTGCGCTATCATATGCATCAATTAAACTAATCACGCCGTCGAAATCACCCATTCGCAGGGTATTATTCCAAAATTCAACTACAGGAAGTGTGGATAATTTGGTTGTTTCAGCCACCTTGTACCCGTCAACGGGTGTCCCATCAGCAATTGCTACAGGTTCACTAATCGTGTATTCACTATCTGTCCACGTCTCAATCACATAGGGTTGATAATTTAAATCATCGTCAATTTGTGACTGTTCCGTGTAGCGAACGGCCATAATCGGCACTGGGTCAACATCATTTGAGTAAATCACAAACGTGTTAGCAGGACTAAGCCGAGTAATCTTCTCAACATCCCCCTCACGGTAGACATTAGCAAAAGCTCTTCCGTACTTAGACATGTCAGAAAACAAATCATAAAAGAGTGAATCCACACCATTTTCATGATTAATCTTGTCTAACTGTTGGTGCTCATCCTCTTGGCCATTGTGGTCTTGATCAACGCTAATGTTAATCGGGTTCCCAACCGAAAAGGCGGTGTGAAAGTCGACAATCTCTTGAGCGAATGGATGACCTAATCGTACATCAGCCCCATACTCATCAATACGGCGACTAGCTTCACTATTAATTTTGGTATTAATACCCTTGTAGTAACTATCAAGATTAATTAGACGTGGGCGTTGTTTATTGTAATGGTGCATGAGGAACTGACCCACACGTTTTGGCGTTAAGTTGTTAAGGTTTTCTTGATACTGCATTAAAGCATGGTGCAAGTATCGTTCCGCCTTCGTTTGATAACTGTTATCGGCTTCTAGTGTTGCCATATACTACTCCTATCGCAATCCCAAATCATTGACTGCTTTGACACGTTCTCGATAATTCATGTACTTTCCTTGGCTATTAGTGAAGATGATTGGTTCAAGTGCATATCCTAGTGCTTGAATAGCATGATCATTGCCGTCTTCTGGTTTGTTTAAGAACTTGCCAAACTTATCTTTTTGATAAGCAAAGGTACTCATTTCATCAACCAGGTAACTAGCGCTTGGATGAATGTGATACTTAAAGTTCTTCATAAACTCCATACGCTGAACATTAGAGTCCTTACCTTTTCCAACAGGAATAATCGTTTTAAGACCCTGTGCGTGAAGTTCTCCAATCGTTCTTGGTTCTGCACTATCGGCATATACCTTACCTCTTAATGCGCCACTACGAGCTAATTTTCGAGCCATTGGTGCACTCAACATCCCCGTTTCGTAGAAGCCATCATATACGTATATATCATGGTCTTTTACAACCGCTTTAATGAATGCCGTCGGGTCATGAGTGAAACCAAAATCGAGACCCATGATGTGACGACCTTGAACCTTGCTTATATCAAAGTTTTCAAGCTCGAACATTCCTTCAAATACAAGCCCCTCTGCAATCCCCCACTCGCCATCTACAGCTACTCTGGCACGATTAGGGTTGCGCTTTTTTAGCTCCATCATATTGTCAATAAACTGCTGGTCTAAGTGGCTGTTGTTCTTGTATGTTGTCGTAAAACTCAACACACCATTACGCTTGGTTTCATCGTCAAAAAACTCTTCTTTTAACCAATGGCGTTCAGACCAAGGGTTGAATGTTAGAATGTGCTGATAATAGCCACCATCAGGCAATTGACCACGCAATGATTCAACAACCGTCTGAAAGTCCTCACGGCTCTTTAACTCGTAAGCCTCTTCCCACCAGGCACGACACAAATAGCCACTCTCGGCACTAATAGACGTGATTTTCAACGGGTCATCCATGCCCCGAAAGTAAATTTTCTGTCCCGTTGCTTTCATAGTAATTTCAAGCGGACTAACCGTAAATTTAAAAAGGTCACTCAACCCTAATAGATTGATGACCTTCTTAATCGTGTTATATGTTGATTCCTTGTTTGTGTTCTGATACTGACGAATAACCAGCCAATTAACATATGGCAGTCGCAACATCTC